AACTTGTCTGATATTTGCACCGGGCAAGATGCAACTACCCTAGCTGCAAATACTGCGATTTATGGAAACATAAGTTCCATAACACTTACAAGTGGTGCAGTCATAGCGTACAACATTTAATGGCACTTACACTCGATCTTAATCTTAGCGTTGGACGCACAGGCACAGGAAGTGGAACTCCATCTGGGCCAAACCTTGTATTACTTACACAGGCAGGTGCATTTTTGCGAACTGAAGATGGATTTTATATAGAATTTGAATTTTAACCCAATTATAAAATGGCGAATAAAAAGATAACCGCACTTACTGCTCTTTCAGCAACACCTGCAACTGATGACGTTGTACCCATTGTTGATGTCAGTGGAACTGCAACAACCAAGAAGATAACAGTTGCTAACTTAGTATCTGCCACAAGCGCAGGTGCGTTATCTAGTTATGATTTTGGTGGTAATGCAATCCTTGGCTTTGACGCAACTTTAAATGACCAAACAGATAATTACACATTGCAGACAAGTGATGCTGGTAAGGTCGTAGTTATGAACAAAGGAACTGCGGTTAACTTAACAGTGCCAGCAAGTCTAGGTGCTGGGTTTACCTGTTCAGTCGTTCAAAAGGGTGCTGGTCAAGTTACCTTTGTTGCAAGTTCAACCACTATTAATAATCGCCAATCACACACCAAGATTGCTGGTCAGCATGGGGTAGCCACATTAATATCCACTGCCTCTGATGTATTTGTATTAGCTGGAGACACAGCTTCCTAAGATGCCAATTTGTTTACCAAGTTTTGCCGGGACTGTTGCACCAGCTAGTGGAGGTGGAGGTGGATTCACAAACCAATACAGCGTAAGCTTCGATGGCACTGATGACTACATGGATGTTGGGACAGTTTCGGATTTAAACGGATCAATTTCAGCAGTTACATTAAGTGCTTGGGTTAATATTTCTAGTTTTGGAGGTGCTATTATGTCAGGTGGTAGTAGTGGTTCTGATCGCTTTTACTTACAAGCTTTAAATTCCACAACTCTTCGTTATGGCTCAGGACTTGGTTTTGATGATTTTACTGTTCCTACGCTATCCACGGGGTCATGGTATCATGTCGGCTTCGTTCATAACGGAACTTCAGCAACTTTGTATTTAAATGGAGTAGCATCTTCCTCCGGAGAGAAGACTATTGATTCCCCAAGTGCCAACTACGGGACAGCATTTAAAGTTGGTGCTTACTTTACAGGCTCAACTTATTTCCCTGGCTTAATGGATGAAGTCTCTATTTTTACATCAGCTTTAACAAGTACAGATATTTCAGTAATTTACAATAGTGGTGCACCTAACGACATATCTTCATTAAGTCCTGTAGGATGGTGGAGAATGGGAGATAATGACGGAGGTACAGGAACTACTATAACAGACCAGGGTAGTGGGGGTAATGACGGCACTCTTACAAACGGACCAACCTTCTCAACCACAGTACCATCTTAAAATTATGAACAGAAAATATGTAATAATAAATGCGGACGAAGTAGACTCCGTTGATTTTAGTCAAGTCGATGAGACAAGTGCAGGCACGCTAAGATATAATATTAATCCAGCTAACACGAAAACTTTCGTCAAATTTGATAAAGATACAACACCTTCATTCTTGGATGGTAAAACGCAATACACACACTCTGAAATACTTACCATCTTAGCAACGGACGAATGGACTGACCCTAATCCTCCTGGCGAATGATCTACACCGCCATACTATTATTGGCGTTGTGCATGGCATCGTGCAGTTTGCGCTCTGTCTACCCAACCTTGGGCGGTATAGCTGGTGGTGGAGTAGGTAGTCTTGGTGGCCCAGGCACTGCGGCATTAGGTGCTGGTGCAGGTGTACTAGCTGGTGAAGCATTAAAAAACAAGGATGCCCTTATTGAGGCAGAAGAAAAGCTCGATTTACTTACACATGGCGATGTAAGTGAGCTTGTCGCAAAGGGCATGGAAAGTCACAAGTCAGGCTTTGAGAAATTCACATCGACCATAAAGAACATCCTAATTGGTGCAGCAATCCTCCTCGGAGGCTACCTCGCCATTCCAATATTCGTGGCAAAAAGAACTGCTCGTAAATGCTCCCAAACTGAAGCAATCAAACATCAAACTCGCGCACCATTCCCCGTAAAACCTCCCTCCAAAAGCACATGAGAAATTTAGAAATACTAAGAGACAAGTTTCTGGATATGTCGAAAAAAGCTCAAATGATAACCATATTAGCCGGACTAGTCGTTGGCATTATCATATTAGATTGGCTTTTCTGATGATAGACCGCACTGCAATTCTTGGCATGAGTGGTACAGTTGCAACCTTTGGTCTGTCACATCTAGATGATTTATTTGGATGTATCGCAGGTATCATCACAATTATTTACATGGGTAGAAAACTCTACCTAGAAATAAAGAACAAGTGAATGGCACGTTATCGTACAACAGGCAGACTAGATGACCAAGTTCTTACAGAAGGAGATCGTGGATTTCGTGGCATTGATTCCTATAAAGAAGCAACAAGTTTAGAACCGGGCTTTGTACAGACAAGCGAGAATATGCGCTTAATTGGTGATCTTGCAGAGGTACGCAAGGGTATAGATTTCTTGGCAGGAGCAGTTACACTTAGCTACAATGGCACGAATGAGATGGTATTTGCATCCACACTTTACTCCGATCCTGCAACAGGAAATGAATATGTGGTAGTTGCAACCAAGGATAAAGTAATCCTTTGGAATGATGCAAATAACTCAGGCATAGATATTGATTATCCAGGCAGTGAAGTTGTGGCCACGGCAGATGGCGCGAGCTTCGTGCAGGCATTGGAAAAACTCATCTTGTTTCGTGGTAAGAATAAAACACCACTTGAATGGGATGGAGATGTAACCAATGACTTTGTGGTTAAAGCAAATGGAAGCCCAGGTGCTGGACGCATACAATGTCCGAACACAGATTATGGTGTATTCTTTCGTAATCGCTTAATCATCCCACAACCCACAGATAGTAACTATTCTATTATTATGTCTGACTTGTTGGACACAGATAATTACTACGCTGCTGACTCACAATTTAGAATAAACAAAGGAAGTGCAGATTTTCTTGTAGGCTTTTTTCCATACCAAGAAGATCAGTTAATCGTGTTTATGCGTAATAGCATTCACATGATAAACAACATTGCGACTACCTCCGCAGCTAATACTTACGAGATTACCCGTCAGCATGGATGTGTGGCACGCAAATCAATTGCACAGTCTGGGCCACAAACATTCTTCTTATCAGATAATGGGGTCATTGTCTTGTCACCAGGTACAGACCCAGCCAAGGGACTTGGGGTAGCTATTAGTAAAGTAAGTGGTGAAACCATACCCATGACTAGACCTATACAAGATCAATTTGATGAGGTTAATTACGCAGCAGCAGACAAAGCATGTGGTATCGTGTATGACAATAAATACTACCTAGCAGTACCTACAGGTAGTTCAACAGTGGCAAACAAGATTTTCGTATTTAACCTACTTACAAGCACATGGACTAGTGTTGACTCCTACCCTGCCCTAGCAGGAAGTGTGGCATTTCATGTGGATGATTGGGTAATCTGCTCGCATGGAAGCAACCCAACAAGACGCAGACTATTTGCAGGTAACAAAACAGGTTGGTATCTTATGGAAGAAAATTCCATTGATGATAGTGGACGCAAGATAGGAAGTACATCCGAGTCCGGTACAACTGCAATCGCAGGTAAACTTGTCACACGCTCATACACATTTGGAGACATCAATGTAAAGAGTTGGAAGCGTGGTCAGTTGGGTGCAAACACAGTCAACCAGGATGCATTTAACATTAAGGTCAACACACTCGATCCAGATGCAAGTACAACAGTATTAAGCCATACCGCAGATGGCACAGAAGAAGCACTCTTCCGCTTTGGTACGGGGCGTACCCGTGGATATGGTGCGGAAATTGAAATCAATGTCACAGCAGGCAGACCGAGCTTTAGACATGTTAGCTTGGAAGCTATAGGCGTAGGAGCAAATGCAAGACGTGAGGTGGCATAATGGCAATTACCTGTACAGTAACTCGTGGTTTTACATACGCAACCGGGGTAGACATTTCGGCTGCAAATTTAAATCAATTGGGCGAACCAACAGTCACAGTACCAAGCGTAACCGATACAACAGTAGTGCTAAAGAGTTTTGCAGTTGCGGATCTACCTTCTGCTGGAACTGCGGGCAAAGTAGTGTATTGTACAAATGGAGATGGTGGCAGTCCCTGCCTGGCATTGGACAATGGTTCAGCATGGTTACGAATAAATCTAGGGTCAGCCGTAAGTGCAAGTAGTGCAGATGAGTATATAATCGCAGAATGAATATACTTACCAAAGCAAAGAGTTTTTACGAAGATCTTGGCATGGATATGTTCAAAGACATTACCATGTATATGAGTTACGGGTATGTATTTAAAACTCCTGACTCATTACTTATGGGTAAGGCAGTACGCATTGATATAGATCAACATCCACAGGATCAATGGCAGGTGGAAAATCCAAATGCATGGTACGTACACATGGCCATTGGTGAGGTAGGTATAAGTGAATTTATAAAACGCATACCATATGAACTCCCATTTGTTGGATGGATGCGTCACATGAAAAAACAACCAATTAAGTTTTACGATTTTAACAGAATTATTCGGAGGAAATAACAATGGGAAGTAGTCCAGACATTAATTATCCAGCACAACCTTCTTATGGCGAGGGGATGGCAGACGCACTTAAAGCACAAGTACAATTACTTACAGGTACAGGAGACTTTGCAAGTACAGGATCACTTGAATCCTTACTCCCACTTGAAGAATCAATTCGTAAGAAGACTGCACAGACAGACACGGATATACTTAGGCAGACTTTACTTGGAACAACATCAGGAGGAGAAGAGCAAGAAGTAACTTATGATGACCAAGGCAGGTTAGTAAGAGGTTTTAGAGAAGCTCCTAGTTATACGATTAGAACAAGAAATTTAGATGAATCTGGAAATGATGTTAGTGTTGGATCTGAAAAATCACCTTGGAATCCGTTTGGATATAATAAAATGCAACTAGAGTTAGTTGATCAAGACGGAAAAATTATTGAAAGAGTTGAGCATGTAGCAGATGGCAGAACAAACAAAGGTGGCGTTGGCCCAAATGATATAAAAATAGGTCAACAAAAACTAAATAAAAAAATCCAAAGTAATAGTAATATCCCTGAAGATTTTAAACAATCTTTACTAAATAATATTTCAAGTAGTGGAGGTTTTTTACAAGGAAGTGGTTTTGCAGATAATGCACAAGCTTATGATGGTTTTAAAGAACCTGTAAGAATATCCGCAGGTAAAGGAACTCCAATTTATGCAGTAGATAGTGATGGTGAAATAATACAGGATGCTTCAAAAGCAGGGATGACTGAAGTACGTACATTACCAAAGCAACGCGCAGGTGATGGTATGGTCGACCTACTTGGTGACACACGAAACATCACACAATACGAAACCAAAACCGCAACCCAAGCAGATGTGGACGCTGGACTTGCAGATGAAGTGGGCAAGCAATTCGTACAAAAGATAGACACAACAGACCAAGCAGGATTCCGTGATGGTGAGTTTAAAGGTCTATCTGCAATGGCAGAAGATATACAACGTGGTAACTTATCACGCCAGCGTGAAGCAGACCTACAAGATGTAGCTCGTTTAGAACCACTCTTTGGACAAATCATGGAGGATTATAAACCTGGTACTACATCCGCATTGACCGGGGCAAAAGATTTAATCGAAGAACAAAAAGATAACTTGCTTG